GGAAGTGATTGGGAAAATGGTGATGTTGTTGGTAGAGAGTATGCTAAAGAAGTTAGATTCCTTCCAAGGTATGGTGGATACTCCAGTACTAAAATTATTGAGAAAATAAATGAAAGTTCTTCTACTCGGTGATAGTTGTGAAGATGAATACATTTATGGCAGGTGTGAGCGTATTAGTCCAGAAGCACCTGTTCCAGTTTTAAAGTATGCAAAGATAAAAACTAAACCTGGAATGGCAGGTAACGTTTGTTTAAATCTTCAAGCATTTGGTATTGATGTAACTTTTTTAACTAACTCTGAAAGCATAGTTAAAACTAGATTCATTGATGAAAAATCAAATCAACAAATTTTAAGAATGGATAATGAAGAAAAGGTAAAACCTCTTCTTGTTCCTGTGTCTACTAGTAGTTTTGATGCTGTTGTAATTTCTGATTATAATAAAGGTTATCTGACCTATGATAAGATTGATGAAATTGTAGAAAGTTCTTCTTGTCCTGTTTTTATTGATAGTAAAAAAACGATTCTTCCTAATAAAGAAAATTGTTTTGTTAAAATTAACGATTTAGAATATGAAAATCTGAGAGAGGATTGTCATATTGATAACTTAATTGTTACTAAGGGATCTGAAGGTTGTGTTTATAAACAAACTCTATATCCTGCAGAAAAAGTAAATGTTTATGATGTCGTAGGTGCAGGAGATACATTTTTGTCTGCTCTTGTATATGGATACATAACTTGTGGAGATATTGAGTATTCTTTAATGCTTGGTAATAGAGCTGCTGCTAAAGCAGTTCAACAACCTGGAACTTATATTTTAACTGAGGATGATATAGATGAGATATTGCATAGACATTGATGGAACAATTTGTAGTCCAACTGTAGGGAGGAACTATCATGAAGCACAACCTTGGTATGATAGAATAGAAAGAGTGAATAAAATGTATGATGAGGGTCATTACATAATCTACTTCACTGCGAGAGCGATGGGTAGATTTGCAGGTGATCCTGATGCAGCATCTAAAGCAACTGTATTAATGAAGGATTTAACTACAGAACAGTTAAATACTTGGGGGTGTAAATACCATGAATTAATTCTTGGTAAACCACACGCCGATCTATTCATCGACGATAAAGGAATTAACTGCGATGACTTCTTCAATTAAATATGTTCCCAAGGGTTGGGGATATGAGAAGTGGATTGTAAACAATGATTCTTACTGCGGAAAACTTTTGTTCATTGAAAAAAATAAAAGATGTTCTTGGCATTATCATAAAGTAAAAGATGAGACCTTCTATTTACAGAGTGGTCTCATCTCATTGTACTATGGTTATGATGATGATTTGGCAAAAGCAGAACTTATCGTCCTCACTCCAGGTGAAAAGTTTCATGTTCCAATTGGATTAAGGCATCAAATGGTTGCTTTGGAAAATGCCGAATTGTTTGAATTTTCAACTCAGCATTTTGATGAAGATAGTTATAGAGTAATTAAAGGAGATTAATGCTTCAAACACTGACCCACAATTATTATTCAATAATTGATCCACCTAACGTGGAGGAATTATTGGATGCGGTGGAGAATGCAAATCTTATGGATGAGCAAGAATTTACTTGGACTGATGGTTGTCTTATTGAAGTGGAAAGGTTAAATCTTAATGATAATTTTTTTAATTTGATAAGACCATCTTTAAGTATATTTTTTGATGAGTTAAATATAGATCCAACAAATCTTGGTGTACATTGCCATGAAGTCTGGAGAAATACTTATAAGAAAAATTTTTTCCAGGAAATCCATGATCATACTCCTATGACTTTATCTGGAGTTTTATTTCTAACGGATCAAGATCAAGATGATGGTGGTATGTTCTTCTTTTACAATGAAGGATTTAAAGAAGTTCCTTCAGAATTAAGAGAATTAAATTTTTCTGGGTGTAGGGAATATATTTTTTCCAAAAGGGGTAGAGTATTATTATTTCCATCATATATGTTACATGGAGTAACTAGATATAAATCAGATATCCCAAGAAAAACAGTATCATTTAATATAATACTTCGTCCTAACATTCAAGATACTGAGGAATAGTTTTAAATTTATAGTCCCCCCATAGTTTTTTCGCACAAGTGTAATCTTGATATTTACCTTTTAAATGGTCGGGAAATGGAATGTATTCTATATCTCCGCCATATTTTTTTATGCAGCATTCTGCAACAAATTGAAAACTAACAGGAGCACTAGTACCTAAATCATAGATACCAGATTTCTTTCCATTACCTAATACTAGATCTACAATATCATCAACACAGATAAAATCTCTCAGATAATTTTCAGATCCTTCAAAGAGTTTTAGTTTACCAGTTTCTTTGATTTGCTTTGTAAACTTACTTACAGGGCTTGCTTGATCTGCTTTGTGATTCTCACCATCACCATACACATTGAAGTACCTGAATCCTTGAATAAGTGGAAACTCCTTCATGTGATCTTCTACCCAATAATCAATAGTTACTTTGGATAGTGCATAATAATTTAGAGGATTAATAATACCTGTTTGATTTCCATACACAGATGCTGATGAAGCATACTTCACAGGTATATTATGCTTAGCAGCCATTGTAAATAACCATTGACTAAAGTCAATGTTATATTCATAAATTTTATTTACATTAGTTTCGGTTGTTGATGATATCGCACCTTGATGAATGACCATCTCAACATCATTCCAACTATTAAAATAGTTACGAAAGTATGAGCAATCATTTTGCTCCACTCCAAGAACTTTTTTACCTAATTTTACCAAGGCAGTATCAAATTTTTTACCAATAAAACCTTTGTGACCTGTGAGAATAATCATATAAATACTTAAAATTGTTGTATTCGGTTGATATAGGATGGCGTTTGGACTTCTTAATTCTATTATACCAGATCCTGGGACGGTACTCAACCTTTACACTGGTCCTGCAGGAAAATTGACTGTAGGTAAGATAACTATTAATAGTAAAAATTATAATCCTTCTAGAATTCAGATTGGATATAAAGATGGTAATAATATAAGATATTTTGAATATAATAGATCTATTAAATACGGAGAAACAATTCAAACTGAAGATATTTATTTGGGTGCGGGGCAAGAATTGGTAGTTAAATCTACAGAAACAGATGTAAACTTTTTATTTTATGGGCAAACACAGAGTGATACAGTAAATCCAGTAAGGTCTGGCGTACTCAATCATGTTTCTTCAGTTGGTACAACTAAACAGATAATTTATACCGCACCTCAAGGATCTCAAACTGAATCTACAATTTCAATTGTTAATTTAGGTCCTGATGTATCTACTGTGAAGTTAGGCATCTCTAATGCAGGATTAAATGATTTTGACTCAACTGAATATATTGATTATGGTTTTGATATTGGACCTGGTCAGACATATACTAGACCTGGAATTAAATTAAGTGCCGGTCAATCTTTGATAGGATTCTCAAATACTGGATCTAATATATCTTTCCTTTCTCATGGTATACTATACTATCAGGCAACTGGTTTACCCACTAGTGATGATCTGATGGTTCTTGGTGATTCAAGAATCACTGGTAATCTAGGTATTGGTAGAACAGCAGAATATAAGTTAGATGTTCTGGGTGATACTAGAATCTCTGGAGTTACTACAATAGGAGATAATCTAACTGTTGGTGGTGGATTGGAAGTTGTGGGAATGTCTACATTCTCAGGCATCTCCGTTAATTCTGGAAATATTAGTATTACTAGTATCGATACTAATAGACTGTTTCAGACTGGTATTGCAACTTTTAGAGGTAGTACTATAATTGACGGTGAGGAAGCAAAATTCCAAACAAGTTATTTCAGATCACTGGCAAATCAAATAGTATTGGGTTACAGTACCTCCACCACTTTTAGGGGTTATGGTACTGCTAATACTAATGTTGTTAATATGAATCAAACATGGATGACATCTGATGAGTTAAGTAATACTAAAGATTTACTTGATGGTGCTACACTTTCTCTTGTAAGTAGTGAAAATGGATTACTGACATTAGACTCTGGAACAACTATTCAGTCAAAAACTTTTGATTCTGAGGGTAAGTTAGCTTCTCTTACACTTTCAAATAATTTTGGTGGATCAGGTTTTGGTATTTGTACTTTCTCAATAAATGGACCCGCAGATGCGAGTGCAAATAATGGTGGCATAGTCATTAAAGGAACAACTGATAAACATTTTCTCTATCGACAATCATCAGATTGCTTTGAGTCTTCAGATGGTATAAGAATTATTACTGGAGATTTAAAATTTGCCGGTGGGGGACAGGCAGTTTCCATGGGTTCTACAATTGTTCTCACTTCAACTAGAGTTTTGGGATGTACTATTGAATCTCAAGTTAATCAGAATTCTACCGACCTTCAAATACCTACTGCGAGAGCAACCTATCTTGCGGCAAGAAATATTCAAGCATTAAATTATTGGTTAGCTTCATCTAATAGATAAACTGTGCTATAATTATCGTATAATTTTTATCAATCAAGATATGAAATTTGAAGTATATACACGGGATGGTTGTCCGTATTGTGATAAAGTAAAACAAGTTTTTGAGATCACCAAACAAGAATTTGAGGTTCGTAATCTAGGAGTAGATTTTGACCGTACTGCTTTCTATGAAAAATTTGGTGAAGGATCAACATTTCCACAGGTAATTTGTGATGGAAGAGAAATCGGAGGATGCACAGACACAATCCAGTATCTCAGAGAAACCAAAATCTTGTAAAGACACCGACATAAATAATCCAGATTGTAATATTGATCGTGGGTTTGAATTTATACTAACCGGAGGAAAACAAAAAGAAGAACAACCCAAAACTTTTAGAATATTATTAAATCCTATTATCTCTTTTCTTAAAAGAGAGATCAATATAAAATTTGACTTATCATTGAGCATAAGTAAAAAAAATTAGTTCCTCTGGAGGACAGAAAGATGTTAGCAGTAAGTTTAGTTATAGGTTCTTTCCTGACTGTAATGTTCCTCCTTGTGGGGGTTATTGGTGGTTGGGTTGCCAGAGAGTACTTAATGAACTATCATGATGTTCCAAGAGTTCACCCAGAGATGTTTGATGGGCAAGGAAATCTGATCCCAGATGAAGTAATTGCATTTAACTTTGAAAACTATTATGACGACAGCGAAGAAGACGACGACTAAAAAGAAATCTACTACTGCAGCAACAACTAGAAAACCTGCAGTACAGAAAATCCCACATCTTCCAAACAATCCATTTTCATATGAAGTTTTGGAAGCTGCTTCTAAGATGAGAAGCAAAGCAAATAAAGTAAAAGTTCTCCAACAGTATGGAGACATGTCTCTCAAAGCAATTCTTATTTGGAATTTTGACGAGAC